TGCTCACATCTCTATTATACCTGAATTTATTGATAAGATTGATATATTAGATAAGCATAAAGATTTTCATATTACCAAAGATGAAATAATAAATCTAAGGACAGGAAGTAAGATATTATTCAAAGGTATAAAGACATCGAGCGGAACACAAACAGCTAATCTTAAATCATTGGCTGGAGTTACTACATGGGTACTTGATGAAGCGGAAGAGTTGACCGATGAAGACACGTTCGATAAGATTGATTACTCTATTCGACATAAAGAAAAACAAAATAGGGTTATATTAATACTTAACCCTGCGACAAAAGAACATTTTATCTATCAGAAGTTCTTTGAGAGTAGAGGAGTCGAAGCTGGAGTCAATACAATAAAAGGCGATACGACGTACATTCATACAACGTATAAGGACAATATATCAAACCTTTCTGAAAGTTTCTTAAATCAAATAAAAACGATAAAAGAAAGACGTCCTGACAAATATAAACACACCATACTTGGTGGATGGTTAGACAAAGCTGAAGGTGTTATCTTTACCAATTGGAGAATAGGAGAGTACAACAAAGATAATGGTTCGGTATTCGGTCAAGATTACGGGTTTAGTACAGACCCATCTACACTTGTTGAGACTTCGATTGATAAGACTAACAAGATTATTTATGTTAGGTTGCACATTTACCAAACAGGATTAACTACGTCACAATTAGCACAACTAAACAGACAATTTGCAGGGCGTGATTTAATAGTTGCAGATAATGCAGAACCACGTTTGATAAATGAACTAAAAGCACAAGGTTTAAACATAGTGCCAACAATCAAAGGAGCGGATTCAGTAAAATATGGGATAAGTTTATTACAGGATTATGACTTAATTATTGACGAGAAATCCGTAGATTTGATAAAAGAATTAAATAACTATTGCTGGTTAGAAAAGAAGTCAGAAACACCGATTGATAAGTTCAATCATGGTTTAGATGCTTTACGCTATGCAGTTAGTTATCAGTTAGCAAACCCAAACAAAGGAAAATATGGAATTAGGTAAAAGTTTAAGACAAATGATTAATGAAAGTGCGGTTAAGGTTGCCGATGCTTTTAAGAATGAACACGGAGATAATTGGAAATTCCAATGTGTTGAATCAATCGACAACGAAGTAGCGAAAGCTGAAGCAACTTTGAAATATTGGAAAGGTGTTAAAGCTAAAGTAATGCAATGCAAGTAGAAATTGAAATCCCTTCCAACCTATCCGAAATAAGTTTAGATAGGTATCAAAAGTACATGCTAACTCTTAACAACTCTGATGATAAAGAGTTTGTATTCCAAAAAATGATTGAAATCTTTTGCGGTCTTGAATTGAAAGAAGTTGTTAAAATGAAAGCGTCGACCGTTATCGAATTGGTGCAACACTTCAATAAGATATTCAACGAAAAGACTGCATTCAAACATAGGTTCAAATTGAACGGTGTTGAGTTTGGGTTCATTCCCGATCTTGAAGAAATCTCCTGGGGTGAGTACATCGATATTGAAGCTAACATAGGGGATTTTCAAAACATCCACAAAGCGTTGGCTGTTATGTACAGACCGATTGTAAAGGACGTTAAGGGTAAATATGAAATAGAACCTTACAAAGGTGATTTAAGTTACGCAGAGGTGTTAAGATACGCGCCTTTGGATGTTGTGTTACCTGCATCGGTTTTTTTTTGGACTTTAGGAATCGCGTTAATAAGCAGTACGCTATCCTCTTTGGAGAAAATGAAGAACAAAACCCGTATAGCGAAAATGTTCAATTCTCAAAACAATGGGGATGGTATAGCTCAATCTATCATGTCGCTCAAGGAGACATTAGAAGATTTGACGAAGTCACATCGTTGGGACTTCATCAATGCTTGACATTTCTAACCTTCGAACAACAAAAAGCTAAAATCGAAGTTAAACAATTAAAGAAGTCACATGAAAAACTACTATAACCTATCGACCTTACTACATGATTCAATACTTGCTGACCCTTTAGTTAACCGAGTAACGAAAGGAAGTTTGGATAAGATTACGAATGCAAAACAGGATATGTACCCATTGTGCCACATTATATTTAATGATGTGGCTTTTAGAGGTAATACAACAGTTTATAACATATCTTTGGTTATGATGTCTATTGTAGACATAAGTAAAGACGACGTGACGGATATATTCAAGGGTAATGACAATGAAGATGACGTTCTAAACACAACGTTAAGTATATTGAATAGGATATTTGAGAGGGTTAGACGTGGTGACATTAGTGATTTAGGGTATGAAGTGTTGGACGATACAGCAAGTTGTGAGCCTTTTGTTGATAGGTTTACCGATGCTGTTGCGGGTTGGACTATGACATTTGACATATTAGCACCAAATGAGATGACAATATGTTAGCTGATCTAAGGGAGTCGGGGTTACAGGATGCACTTGATAAATTCAAGTCTTCCGTAATTAAACAAGCACGCACAAATTTAACGAAGGGTGATAGGAATGTTTCACGAAAGCTTTACAACTCTTTGAAGGGTCAAGCGAAAGTTTATGCCAAAGGGTATTCGTTAAGTTTTGAGATGGAAGATCACGGATTTTATCAAGACAAAGGGGTTAGAGGTAAACGTTCTAATGCGAAAGCCCCAAAGTCACCTTATAAGTTTGGAAGTGGCACTGGAGCAAAGGGAGGATTAACAGAGGGAATACAAAGATGGGTTAAGGCACGTAAATTTCAATTCAGACAACGTGACCCAGAAACAAAGAAATCAACGGGTAAATTCTTATCGTACGATGCAACAGCATGGATAATAACACGTTCAATATACGCTAAAGGATTACGTCCAACTTTGTTTTTCACAAAACCTTTTGAAGCGGCTTACAAACGACTCCCTCAAGAATTAGTCAACGACTTGAAAATAGATTTAGATAAGATTTTTAACTACTCAATAAAACAACCTAAATGATTAGAGCAAGGTCACCGTATATTATTAGCATCAATGAAGCAGACCAAGTAAGTACAAGGATAGAATTATTTATTTCGGAAGATGCTTTCAGTATGTTCCCCGACGTTAGCTACACGTTAAGCAAAGCTATTCCAAGCAGTAATGAGCCGACAACTTACTACGACATTGCGCCTTATATTAGGGAATACTTTGATCATACTATTTATTCAAATGTTACAGTTTTAACAACTGCATACGGAGGCACACAGGCTTTAAATGTAAGGGTAAAGAGGTATAAGACGGTTGGACTTACTGAGTCATTAATAGATACAACAGACTACATTGCAACCGATGGTTATTCAGAATTTGCAGATGGTACGAACTACAACGGTGGAGGGTATTTATTAGATCAAAAAAAATATTACTATCATAGTGGAAGTAACGCTGGCTTTATTAATTTATACATTAATGCTAATTATAAGGTACGATGGACAGACCCGGAAGGTATAACTTATTTAAGTCCATCGCTGGGAGCTGGATGGTATTACGCACCACGTTGTTATAACAGTAGATTCACAGAGAAATGGGTTGTTGACGTTTTGAATGCATCTAACGTAGTGCAAGCAACGTGGACATTTGAGCCAGTTGAAGAGTGTTTATATACGCCTGTTAAAGTAGACTTCATAAATAAATACGGAGCGTATCAACGTGAGTTTTTCTTTAAGGCGTCGAACGATAACATTGAAGTGACTAACAAGGATTACAACTTAATGCAACCGTACAATTATAGCTTAACAGGTGGTCAACGTACAACGTATAACCAAAATGGGATGCAAAGTATTAAGGTGAATAGTGGATGGGTTGAAGATGATTTCAAAGACAACTTAAAGCAATTAATGCTTAGCGAAAAGGTGTTGGTTAACGAAAAGCCTGCTATACTTAAAACAAAGTCGATTGAACTAAACAAATCGATAAACACTAAGCAAATCAATTATAGTTTGGAATTTGAGTTCGCTTATGATTTAGTAAATAATATAGTGTAATGAGAAAGGTAGATATTTACATTGAGGTAACGACTGACAATTACGAAAAGTTAGAGTTATTCAACGACGAAGAAATACAAATAAATAGTTCGATTCAAAACGTACAGGATTTAGCAAAGGTTTACACTGACTTTACTCAGTCGTTTACTATTCCTGCTTCACCACATAATAACAGATTATTCGAACACTTTTACCAATCGGACGTTGACGCAAATAACAACCCTAACATAAGAAGAAACGCATTTATCGAGATAGGTACGATTCCATTTAGAAGTGGGAAAATATCAATTGAAAGTTCTAACGTTGTTAAGGGGAGAGTTGAAAGCTATTCAATAACTTTTTACGGCGATTTAACAAGCTTAAAGGATAAATTTGGGGATGATACATTGAAGGATTTAGATTTAAGTGTATACAGCCAACCATATAACGGAACAACAGTACGTACAAGATTAGTAAATGCAAGTGATTCGGACATTCGCTATCCTTTGATTTCGTCAAATAGGCTTTGGAGTTATAACATTGGTGCAAATACTGATATTAATAATAGTAGTTACCCTATTGTTTATACTGAATTGTTCCCTGCATTACGTGTAAAAAAGATATTTGAAGCAATACAAACTAAGTATAACGTATCATTTAACTCGAATTTCTTTAATCAAAAGTTATTTACAGAGCTATTTTTATGGTTGAAGAACGCTAAAACAATGCAAGCGTTGACCGAAACTTTGCAAGTAACTGTTGATGACTTGCAAGTAAATGATGGAGGTAGAGTAAATGTAACAACTGACACGGTGGATTTAAGCAATACAGAAGGCGTTTTTGTTTATGCGCAAGGGCTTACAAATGTACCGACAGCAAAGTTATATTTAGATGTTTATGTAAATAATAGTTTAATAAACACATTTGAATTAAAAGGAACTGGGACATATAGAGATAATCAAATTATACCACGCACGACATATAATGGTGCAAATATAATGAGCTTTAAAATTAGAGCTTCAGTACCTTGCACTGCAACAGTTGTAGGTATAAGGATAGAGTATGAAAACATAGGGGGAGGCATTTTTAATACGCTAAAAGCGTTGCAATTTAGATGCTTAAACAAAACTTTTGTAGAGGCAACTGTTGACCCTACTGTTTACGCTCCTAACATTAAAGTTAGTGACTTTGTTAGTGGTATATTTAAAATGTTTAATTTAACCTGTTATGCTACTTCGGTAGATAATTTTCAAGTAGAACCTTTAGATGATTGGTATACTAAGGGTGCTGTTATTGATATTACTGAATATGTAGACACAGACGAAATAATTATTGAAAGACATAAGCTTTACAAAGAGGTTTCATTTGATTACGAAAAGTCAGAGAGTTTTTTAAATAAAGAATATTTTGACTCACAAACAAACGCACCAAAAGAGTTTGGAAGTTACAAAGAAACAAATTCAAACTATGACGGTGGTGAATATAAAATAGATATTCCATTTGAAAACATAAGATTCTCAAAAGAGTTAACAAGTAACACATCAGAGCCACCAACAGCGTTTATTCTTAATGAAAAAACAACAACAGATGCGTACGATAACAAGCCTATATTATTGTATTTAGATTCCTTAAAAACAGGTGTATCATTCTATTTTAATAATGGTTCAAGCACAAGTCAAGTAACTCAATACATGCCGTTAACAAATCAAACAACATACAACAACGCTACTTTTTCAAATCATTTCGGAGTTGAGGGCAGTCCATTTGATGCAACTTATATTACAAATACATTATACTCACAATATTACGATAGCTATTTAAAAAACTTATACAACCAAAAGAACAGACTAACAAACGTTAAGGCGTTATTTCCTATTTCATTGCTTACAAGCTTAAAGTTAAACGACAGGTTAATTATTCGTGACAAACGTTATGTAATAAATGAGATGAAGGTAAACTTAACAACTGGTGACGTGGACCTATCTTTAATCAATGATTTTAGAGCTATTGCTAATTTAAACATACCTGTTCAAAGTGCTTCGGGTGGTATTATTGAGGTGCCGATAATTGTTCCGAATGGAGCTACTGAAACATCTATTACATTTGACGACCCTACTTACACTGGTGTTACTTTTATTTCAACAGAAAACGAACTTTTAAGTTTTATAGTTAGTGCAAATACAACAGGACTACCAATTAGCAAAAACTTTTTACGTGACGGACAACCTTACCTAACAATTTATCAAGATGCTTAACACAATTATACAACTATTGAAGTCCAATGACTTCTACGGACAAAGCGAAATTATCGACATCGCAAAAGGAAAATATAAACTAACGACTTCGATTCGTGAAAGCTACAAACAAGCGAAAAGGGAGTTATACTTAAAACAAGCTACAAATGGCAGAAAAGAAAATAATTGAATTAGAGGTAAAGAATAATTTAGGTTCGCTTAAATCACAATTACGAGAGGCGCAAGCTGAAGTTGCAAAGTTATCTGAACAGTTTGGCGCAACGTCACGAGAGGCAGCAACAGCAGCGAAGAAAGCGGCTGAATTAAAAGACCAAATCGAAGATGCGAAAGCGTTAACGGATGCGTTTAATCCAGATGCTAAATTCAAAGCGTTATCTTCATCTTTGGGAGGTGTTGCAAGTGGATTTGCTGCCTATCAGGGGGCGTTGGGTTTGATTGGTGTTGAAAGCAAAGAAGTTGAAGAACAATTGCTTAAGGTTCAAAGTGCAATGGCGGTTGCAGATGGGTTGCAATCAGTCGGAGAGTCAATTGATAGCTTTAAACAGTTAGGTTCGGTAATAAAAAACCAAGTTGTAGCAGCTTTTAGTACGCTTAGAGGGGCTATAATGGCAACAGGTATAGGATTGATAGTTACTGCGGTTGCTGTTTTGTTACCTAAAATAATAGAATGGGCTGATTGGACGGGTAGAGCACGTAAAAAACAAGAAGATTTAAACGATAGTTTAGAAAAACAACAATCTAAAATAAGAGAAAGTAGAACAGAACTTGAAAAAGATTTAGAATTTCGATTAAGATATGCGAGAGCACTGGGTAAAACAGACGATGAGTTAGCTAAAATAAGAGAAAATAACACTAAAAAAACAAATACTAACATTTATTCAGAGATTGTAGCGGCACGAAAAAGATTAGACGCACTACGAAACGTTGATTTAGGTGTAATGGCTTCATCAAAAGAAGAGTATAACGAGCTTGTAAAAAACAACAAAAAGAAACGTGAAGCAATAGTTGAAGAAATAAAAAAACTAAGTGATAGTATTAAAAGAAATAACGAGGATATATTAATTGAACAAACGGAGCAAAACACAAAGGAAAAAGAATTATACGTAAAAGGCGCTAAAGATAAAACAGATGTTGTTATAGATTCAGCAAATGATACAGCAGCAAAAGAATTAGAGATTGAAGAAAAAAGAATACAGAATCTTTTAAGGTTAAGAGATGAATATTTAAATGAAATCGAGCAAGCTGAAAGTGATTACTATGATTCAAAATTATCAAAAGATGAATTAGAAATACAAACTGTAAATGACAAGTATTTTAGATTAATTGAATTAGCTAAGGAATACGGAGAGAGCACGGTAGTTTTAGAACAGGCACAAGCGGATGAAATAGCAAGGATTCAAAAAGATGTAGCAGAGAAAAAAGCAAAAACCGACGAGGAAATAAAAGCACAAGATGAAAAAAATAAACAAGAGCAAATTGATAAAGAAAGAGAGTTAAGGGATAAGAAAATACAAATGGGACAGCAAGCGTTCGGGGCGTTAGCAGACCTATCAACTTTATTCGCAAATGGTAACGAAGCAGAACAACGCAAAGCATTTCAAATTAGTAAAGCAGCGAATTTAGGGCTTGCAATTATGAACACTGCAAATGCAGTTACAGGAGCATTAGCAGAGCCAAGTATAATCCCGGGAGAACGATTTTTTAAAGCAGCATTAGCAGCTACAACAGGAGGCGTTAACATTGCTAAAATTGCAGCTACACAATTTCAAGCAACAGGGGACACGTCAACAGCATCCACACCAACACCAACAGCACCACGTACACCGTCTTTTGACATTATACAAGCACAACCACAAATGCAGTTAGGAGCGTTACAACAACAACCAGTTAAAGCTTATGTAGTAAGTGGTGAAGTATCAACAGCGCAAGCCTTAGACCGTAATAGGGTAAGAAATGCAACATTTTAATCAATTCTAAGTTATAAAGATATGCAGAACATAGAGCTAACAATAAAGGACGATGAGCAAGGGGTATTCGCAATTTCATTAGTCGACAGACCTGCCATAGAAGAAACGTTTATTTTCTTAAGTGAGATAAGCGTTGAGCTAAAAGTTACCAACGATGAAAAAAGAGAAGTGGTTGGGCTTGCTTTGGTGCCTAACAAACAGATACTAAGACGTATACAAGACAAAGAGTTTACGATTTCGTTTAGTGAGGAAACAATCGCAAAGGTGCAAGAACTCTACCTTAAAAAGAACTACAATAACAACGTAACGGTTGACCACGAGCATAGTGTTGAAGGTGTGAGTTTGATTGAAAGTTGGATAGTTGAAGATGAGAAATTCGATAAGTCAAACCTTTACAATTTAAACGCGGTTAAGGGTAGTTGGGTTGTTAAAATGAAGGTTTACAATGAGGAAGTTTGGCAACAAATCAAAGATGGTAAATTCAAGGGGTTTAGTATCGAGGGTAAGTTTGACGGCTTAGACCAATTACAAGCTGAGAGTCCTGAGGACATTGTGAATGAAATAAAGGAACTTTTAAAACAAATATAAAAATGGGAGTAACAATAATTGACAACACGCAAGTTATCAACAACGCAACCTGGAAGGTACAACCTGACGTGTTGACGTCCGAGAGCGGAATAGTAAAAGAAAACGGAACAATCCACTATTACAACGGAAAGTTAAAATACCATGCAGATGGGTCTGTTGTGCCGTTGGGTACGGTAACAGAGTTTGCGACAGAAGTTTTAGACTACGTTGATACAGTTGGTACGGCTACAACAGGAAATAAATACTTGATGGATGTTGCGTCTGATAATCCATATACTATCGCTGAATATAACGGGACTGCATGGGTATATACTGCCTTGTTTAACGGTCAAATCATTGAAGTATTAGCAACAGGTAAGACATTTAGATACGATTCTAACTTACCGTTAACCCCATTGACTGAGTATGGAGAGCAAAAGGCACTCGCAAAACTTACATTAAGTAGAAAAACAGATAGTTATACATTGGTTTATGCTGACCAATTGAAGACTATCGAAATGAACAAGGCAACGGCTAACACGTTAACTGTACCCGCTGATGTATTTGTTGCAGGGAATCAAATTTTGATCACGCAATATGGAGCAGGGCAAACGACAATATCGGCAGGCGCTGGAATGACGTTAAGAAGTGACGGCGGCAAATTGAAAATCAACACTCAGTATTCCATGGCTACTATTCTGTTTATTTCAGCAACAGAGGCGTATGTATCAGGTAATTTA